TAATTATACCATTATAGTATAGTTCGATTACGTCCGGAGGAAATGATATGGCCACAAAGCAGAAAACGAAAGCCAGTAAGCCTATCTCCATTGATGTGGAGAAGCGCACTGTTGAAGTGGTCATGACGACCAATGACGTAGACCGGGACCGGGATATCGTGGAGACGAAGGGCCTTTGCACGAAGAACTTCCTGCAAAATCCCGTAGTGCTCTGGGCGCACAATGCGTCTATCCCGCCTATCGGGAAAATCCTAGACATTCAACAGTCGGATACCTGCATGATCGGCACAGTTGAGTTTGCCAAGACTGCCATGGCTGAGGAGATCTTTCAGCTTTATGTAGGTGGGTTCCTCAAAACGTGGTCCATAGGGTTTGGTTCCAAGAGGATGGAATTCATCAAGAACGACCAGAATGACATTGTTGGATACCACTTTAAGGAATCGGAGCTTTACGAGCTGTCCGCTGTGCCTGTTCCTGCTAATCCGGAAGCCTTGGTCCGCGCCTGCAAGGGCTTGAAGGATGAGGAGCTGAAGGCTGTGTTGTTTAAGGCCGCCGATTATGATGAGAGTCCTGCGATGGGACAGATCGTACTGGGGGAGGAAGCGCAACTCCTCCTTCCCGGGGAAAAGGGCGAGTTGAAGGCCGCTGACTTCTCCCAGTTGGGCGATGGCGTCTTCCACAAGACCGTCAGAGAGGCAGGAGCAAGTGGAAAAGTGCCCATCAAAGGCCTTGAGGTGGGGGAAAACCCCGGCACCACTATCTGTTTCGAGATCGTGAAGCGCGCCGAAGACGGAAAAATCACAGAAGCAAAAGTAACGGAAATCACCATTGTTCTCCCGCAGGTTAAGGAAGCATCAGCACCACTCACTCCCGAGGAGCCGAGCCGGACTGGTGAAGAGACTACTGCAGGGGATGCTGAATCCACGAAGTCAGCTGAGGCCACAGCAGACAGGGCCATGGAATTGGCAGCAATGAAAAAGTCACTATTGGAAGCGTCATTGGTAATTTAATTTTTTTGAATAGGAGAACATTGTAATGACTATTAAGGAACTGCAAGCACTGCTCGAAAAGAGCATGAAGTCTATGGACGAGACCAATGCGTCCATGAAGGGTAAGGAAGGCGATGAGCTTAAGGCACTGGAAGCCAAGCACGCCGAACTCTACACCGAGGCCAAGGAAGTCCAGACCAAGTTGGACGATGCTGTTGCCGCCGAAAAGAAGGCAGCTTCACTTCGTGAAAGCATCAAGTCTGCTGCTGACATGAGCACCCCGGTTTTCCCGGCAAGCACCAAGACTGCCGCTGCTGCGGTGGACAAGGGCCAGAAGCACCGCGATCACGAAGACATCTTCATGAAGTACATGGCTGATGGTCCTCGGATTCTGTCCGACAACGAGCGGGATTTTATTGCCCCCTCAAAGAATGCAGGCTTCGATCAGGGTGCGGGCGGGGCAAGTCTCCCTCTGAGCCTCAAGATCAAGATGCTCGGCCTGAACTGGGCCAAGTCCGTCGGTTACAGTCCCTCTGAGATCCATTACGCCCTGAAAGCCAGCACCATGGTTTCTGGGACGCCTTCTCTCGGCGGCTACACTATTCCGGAGGACTTCCGTCTTCCCGTGCAGGATCTCCCGCCTGAGCCCGCAAGCTTGGTCAGCCGGGTAACGATCATCCCCTGCCCGACCGGTGAGGTCACCATGCCGATGTCAGTGCAGACTGACAGCAATGAGTTCGGCGGCATGACCGGAAGCTGGATCTCTGAAGCAGGAGAAAAGCCCAAGACCGACACCACCTTCACTCAGGTGAAGATTGCTGCCAGTGAGTACGCCATGCACACCCAGATCAGCCACCGCCTTCTGAGCCGGAGCGCCATCGGCATGGAACAGTGGATTAACACCAAGGCTCGTCAGGTTTGCATGAACGCTCTCGACACCGCGATCATCTCTGGTGATGGCTCCGGCAAGCCCCTCGGTATTCAGCAGACCGCCGGTATTCGTACCGTCTCTCGTGCTACTGCTGCTACTGTGTCTTGGGAAGACCTCGTGGACCTGAAATATGCCCTTCGTCCGAACCACCGCGCCATGGGTGTCTTCGTTGTCGAAGATGGTGTAATGCAGACCCTTGAGAAGACCAAGGACCTGGAAGGTCGTCCTCTCTTCACCACAAGCACGGCAAACGGCGTTTACGATCGCCTTGTGGGTTACCCGTACATCAGCACCACTCGTCTGCCCTCCATCGGCACTGAAGGTGACGTGATGTTCGTGGACCTCAGCGAATACTACCTCGCCATGGAGGAGGACATTGTTGTCAAGCGCAGCGACGACTACGCCTTCACCAACAACGTTGTTACGATCGCCATCTTCTTCGTCGCTGGTGGTAAGTTCATCCAGCCCCGCGTTGGTGCGCTTCTGAGTGACGTCGCGTCCTGAGCCAAGCAATAAATAACGCAGGGAGGGCTTTCTTACCCCGGGAGCCCTCCCTGTTTTTCTTTAGAGGAAGAGGAGGAAGAGATGAACCGCTTTACAGTACTGAAAAATGGATTTACCTACCTGAATGGCTCTGGCGAAGATATTGCTGCCCGGGCCGGGGGCACAATCACCGTCCAACGTCTCAGTGACGTTCGCGTCGGTCTAAAAGGCGAGTATATCGAGCCCGCCGATGGGCTTACCCGCGCAGCACACACCATGACCTCTGCCAATGTCGAAATTAAAGACGGCGTAGCAGCCCCCATCATTTTCGAGATCGGGGACCTGGTTACTTTCACCCACAATAAAAAAGAAGCCATGGGGGAGGTCAAGTCGATCGCTCCCAAGGGCATCCTCGCCGTTGATATCGGCGTAGAGGATGCAGAAGATATTGTCCGCATTGATCCACGCAAGGTAGATGTGGAGCGGGTATCGTGAATGTCCTTGTCCTAGATGACCGGAACTTACCGGATTACACAGGCCGACCTGTCCCCGTAAAAAAGGGACAGGTTTTTGACATTCAGAACCGCAATGTCCTTCGCAAGCTATTGCAGGCAGGCATAGTGGCAGAAATAGGTGCTCCTTTTAAGCTAACAGCGGGTTGTAGGCCCGGCACCCCTCTCCCAGCGCCATCAAGCAAGAAACGTATCGGGTTCTACACCTTCACCTCCAATCATTATTCTGGGGGCCGAATACACCTTTGGCAAATGGCATGGGCCTTGGCCGACATGGGACACGAGGTATGGTTCATAACCAATGCACGTCCGATATGGCAGAAGGACTATCCCGACACCCCGAACCTAAAGCTTATTACTGACACCACTACACCGATTCCTCCTGATTTCGATTATGTCATCACGGATGGTAAGTTGGCAGCAGGAAAGGGGGCGGTACAGTATAATACGCTATACCCAAGGGCAAAGCTTTGCGTCATTAACTTTGAGACGCACCTGTGGGTAGCCAAGTACGCTTTAGAGACATCCAAGAGGATGGAGAATACCATCCCGGTACTGAAGGCTGCCGATATTCTGTTGGCGAATAGTGAGCCCTCCTGTCAGGATGTGCGAGAAGCCATAGGACGACCGGATGCCGACGTGACGGCAGTTCCTCCAGTGGTGAACACCTACGCTCTAGGCTTCCCAGATGTTAAGCTCCCGGCAGAGATGGAGCGGAACGCAGGCACTCCTTACGTCACGTGGGTTTCCCGGGCTAGTTTGTATAAAGGCATCCAAGATGCTGTCAATGCGGTTAAGGCCTACCCGGGGCCCCTAAACTTGATTGCCATGGGTCATCCTGGTGTCATCAATAAGCATGACTCCGACCTTCACAAGTTCATCACCTTCGGCGCCGCCCTCTCTGACGCCCAGAAGATGAAGATCATGGCGGGAGCCACCTGCGTGGTGGCCCCCAGTAAGTTCGAGGGTTACGGCATGGTGCCGGGAGAGGCCCTGTGCAGCGGAACACCGGCAGTAGTCTATGACTTGCCCGTCCTCCGGGAGAATTACGGGGACCGGATTGTTTATGCTAAGTGGGGCGATTCCGCCGATTTCTCAAAGAAGGTCAGGGAAACGGTTGATAATCCGCCGGCAGTAGATGTCCCGGAAGCGCACGAGCGTTATGGGCTACAGGCCATGAAGATCAAGCTGGCCTCTATTCCGGCGTTTACACCTGAGAAGAGGATCAGCGCCCAGTTAATCTGCTACTACGGTCCCACCGTCACCGAGGCTCTTGCTTCTGTTTATCCGCATGTTGATGAGATCCTGATCGCCTACGGTCCTACTGGACTATGGAAGGACATGGCACCAGACGACGCCTTGGATCAAATCAGAGCATTCCCAGACCCGGATAGGAAGATCAAGTTAGAAGTCCGAGCGGAGTGGCTGAACAAGACCGCCATGCGTCAATGGTGCGCCGATAATGCCACGGGGAACCGGATGCTCATCTTCGATGCGGATGAAATCTACCACAACCTTGACAAGTGGATCGAAGCAGATCCTCTGGCCGGGTGCCCCAGGTGGGTGCATTTCTGGCATGACGAGGAACACTATGTAACGGACAGTGCCGGAGACCAACGGTGGGGCCGGCATGAGGACGGAAAGATAGGGACCAGACATCCGCACTACCGATGGAGCCACTGGCGCAATTCCTACCATTTCGGAAGCACCAAAGGCGTAAGAGCGCAGGACATAACCGGTGAATCGCTGACTAATGGGAATCTTACGTTAATGGCGGATGCTGCATGCCCAGAATGCGTTATCTATCACTTGGGGCACACACTGGCTGCGGAACGAATGGCCCAGAAGCATGACTACTATCTCCAACGGGACGGTAAGGGTGCGGGGAGGGTTCGACGCAAGGCGGCATGGCACCAATGGAATGGCAAGACGGGGGAGCAGGGAGATGGAATTATCCGGAAGGTAGACTGGGAATTGCCGCCTTTGGTTAAACAAGCTTTTGGGCGCAATGAGAAGACAGCATAGGAGAGCATCGTATGACATGGAACAAGCAAGAAGAACAAGAGGCTTTCATCTCACGGCTCATTCATGGGGCCCCTACCACCATGTATAACATCGGGGTGGGCATGAAGAGTGAATATCTTACCCTGAAAACCATTTACCCTACTATGAACGTGTTTGGGTGTGAGCCTTTGGCCTCGGAGTACAAAGGACTGCGCCGCCGGTTCAACGGAAAGCTCCATGAACTGGCCATCGGGGAGAAGCCCGGTAAAGCGGAGATTTCGTATCATAGCGACTCCATGATGGAGGCATCGATAATGAAACCGGTGAAGCAGGCGAACTGCACCAAGAAGGTGAAGGTCATTACCTTGGACGAGTTCGACGAGCTGTGCGGGGAGCCGGATCGGATTCTGCTCTGGGCGGATATTGAAGGTATGGAGCTGTCAATGCTGCGGAGCGGTCCGAAACTGCTCGACTCCGGTCGGGTCAGGTGGATCAATCTTGAAGAGCATCTCGACGACAGTGGTGATAGGGAAAACATTCAATATCTGTTAGAGAAGTTTGCTTTTCGCAGGATAATGACGTATAACAAGCATCCGAAGCATAATGATGTGGTTTACGTCCATAACGGCGAACAAGGGAGAAAATAATGAGCGTTGTCACGGTAGCTGAAGTCAAGGCCCTTGGGCGGATAACGAACTTTTCGCAGGACACCCTCATTCAGGATTTGATTGATGCGGCGGAGTCTTTCGTAGAAGCGTTCTGCGATGTGTCCCTTACTTCTGCGCAGGTGTCGGAGAATCTGGACGGGGGAGGATACTACTTGTACCCCTCTCGGAAGCCTTTGACCGCCGTGACCACGATCTTTGAGGAAGGGGTGGAATTAGCCTCAGAGGATTACGCTTTGGAATGCTTCGGCATTTACCAGGCGACAGAAATGCCATGGACAGCCGGTAAGCAGATCTTTGCAGTGACGTACACTGGGGGATACGCGACGACCCCTGCAGGGCTGAAGTTGGCTATCCGGCAAATGGCTCTAAGGGCCTACATGAATTTCGAGGCTAAGACCTCTTCTAGTGAGTCGGACAGGGACATGAATTGGCAATCACTTTGGAGTGGGAATGATATCACAGCACTTCTTGAACAATTTTCCCACAAAGCGATTCTGGCCTGAGGATTAAGATATGGGACCACAAAAAGCACTTTACCGAGTATCAGACGGATGGATCTTTAACGCCCCATGCGAAGAAACTACCGTGACTAGCCACGAAAAGGATTTGATTGAAATTTACGGCCTATGGGACTGGTTTGAGATTCCGGAAGGCATGACAATCACGGAGTTGAAACGGCACAAGGTAGTTGCATCTCAATTAGAGCTATTGCCAGAAGAACAATGGCCTGACTACTGTCCTCCAGAGGAGGATAGATAATGCTACGTCTGCAAGTTGGTGGAGGCTACCCCTTTTCCAGTATCAGAAATGCTTTGGCAGCAATTCCAAATCCTAGAACAGAAGATGTTGTAATTGAACGGTATGCCGA